TTCTTGGTTCTTAGTTAATTTCTCCGTGGCCTTATACAAATCCTCGATCAACATGAATTGCTCAGAATCTGCGGGCAATGAACCCATTAATCCTCTTGGCCATTTGATTCTAAATTCAGTATTTTTTTCAAGATCAGATTCCATTAATTGTAATCTTGTGTTATGTGCGTTTTGCGTTTCAATAACACCGAAGTATGCCCAAGTACCAATTGCAACAAGCCCTATTAAACTGGCAACCGTCTTCATAGGCATCTGAACTGCAGCCTCTTCTGATATTTTTAATGGTTTGTTACTCATTTGTATCCTATTCTGTCAAGGTGTGCTATTAAAGCCCCTAGACTCTCGCCGCTAGTTTATAGGAATTCTAATGTAGGATCAATCTTCTTTTTTTTCTATTTCGTAAAACATTTTGTCACTATCTTCCGTAACCCAATCTGAACCTTCGACATCCCAGTAAGTATTTTGGACCGTATAGTCAGGCCAAGATGTATCAGTAGTGTAGCTATTAACATGCCACAAAATGCGGTTATTAGGCTGAGCTGCATAATTGCCGTTAGCAAGAGCCAATATATGCGCACACTTGTGCTCTTGAGGAATTTCAGAGTGCTCCGTATCAAGGATATTAGTCTCTGGATGAGCCCAATCAACAGTGAATAGATATTGTCCATGATAAAATTTTTTATCTTTACCTAAATATTTTCCATTTATACCAGCCAACCAGTCAAAACAATGAACACTAGGATAATAACTAAAGCAGTTCCACAGTTCGAGTTGATCCACTCGCATATCAGGCACGTCTTTTCTTTCAAATTCCTTTTGGAAAAAAGCCGATATAGGTAAACGCCAAAAGCACGCACCGTTGGGTAGCATGATATTAAATAAGAGTGCGCGACCTGAAATAGAGACCAGACCAAAGACAACACAGTCAATAAAATCTCCTTGATGTTTTTTAAGATCATAAAGATACTCCTTCCTTACTTTGCAATAAATTGGAGGAATGTTTGCGTTTAAATATGCCATAATATTTACCCATGTATTTCACCCCAAGTATCACCATATTCATAATCAACTTTATTTGGGACAGCTAGCTTAACAGCATTTTCCATGATTTCAATTATTTTTTTCGCCTGAGCTTCTGACTCAATAGAAATATCTAATTCATCATGTATTTGTATGTGAGGTATAATACCTTCCTTATATAAATCTAGCATAGCTTTTTTTGTCATGTCTGCTGCAGAACCTTGAATTAATTTATTTAAAGCTTTGTATGTAAAAGCTCTTTTTATTCTTCCTCTTCCATAAGTTCTTTCTGCTTCTTCTAACGACATTGGCGTATGCATACCAAATGTTGCAGGTTCCCATTTATTAAATCTACATCTACGACCTAACAGTGTACCAATTGAACCGGAAAACTGAGCATGGCTAGAAGTACGGTTCATTAGTTCACGAACAAAAGGGACATTTTCATGATACTGGTTAAATAAATTTTCTGCTTCTTCTTTTGTAGAAAGTCCTAACTCCGCTTGTAACTTTGCTTTACCCATTCCATAAAATAAACCTAAGTTAATTGTTTTAGCATTGCTTCTAGTTATACCTGCCATATCAGCTACGGTTTGGTGAAAGTCTACTGAATCACTTTTAAATTTATCTACTATGTTTGTTACAGATTGATCATACATAATAGGATCAGTTGTAGCTGCGTAATGCACAACTAATCTTGGTTCTTGTTGTGAGTAGTCAAAACAACCCCAAGTATGATTCTTTTCTGGTAAAAATAATGATCGTATCTTAGGACCCAAATCTTTATTTCTAGCAGGTATTTGCTGTAAATTAGGATTAGAATAACTAAATCTACCTGTTACAGTTCCTCCCTGATCTGATCTTATTGGATTAATATCCGCATGAATTCTACCTCTATGCTCATGTTTTAAAATAGTATCTATAAAAGTTGTATGAGCTTTATTTATTTCTCTTGCTTTTGCAATTTTTTTAACTAATGGATGATTATGTTCAGATAAAAAATTTTTAGTAAAGGAGGGTGCCTGTGTTTTCTCTGTTCTTTCGTAATGTAAACCGAGCTTGTCAAAAACTTTCGAAATGGACCTTGCTGCCCATATCTGTGTATCAACTCCTGTTTGCCTTTTTACTTCTAATAATAATGCCTCTTCTTCTTTTAGCATTTGTAGTTTTAATTTCTGTGCGCCTTCTACATCTACTCGCACTCCTTTAAATTTCATATCAATTAAACACGGAAACAATTGTGTCTCCAGGTCAAATATTTCAGATAAATTTTGTTTTTGAATTTCTACTGATAAAATTTTAAACAATCTTAAAGTAAGTTCAGCGTCTTTTTCTGCATAACCACCTACATACATTGCAGGTAGCTTATACATCTCAGACTTAGGATCTACACCCGCAGCTTCTGCTGCTTCTCTTAAACCCTTTTCATCTTTAACTTCTCTAAGGTATTCAAACGCAATACTATTTAAAGCATATGATAATCTATTTTCATCAATTAAAGATGACATTACCATCGTGTCTACTATAAAACCATTTATTGGAATATTGTATGCTCTTAACCAACAAACATCATACATAGCGTTATGAAATATTTTTGTGTTAGGCGCTTTGCAAACATCTTTAACATAATCTAAAACTATTCTCTTATCTAAATTACCTTCTCTATGACCTATTGGATAATAACCTGACCACCCTTCTACAGCAATAGCAACACCTATTATTTCACCATTACCTATAACTGCACCTGATCCTCTTGATTTTAAATTGGGATCTCTGGTCTCTAAGTCAATCGCCACATAATCATATTTAGATAGATCAGGAAATGTATCAGGACAAGTCCACTCTGTTTGCGCTTTAAACATATTTTAGTTTACCTTTGGTTCATAGATGTACTTGTTTTTTACTATGTCATCTAATTTATTTTTATTTGAAAAAGCATACAAACAAGATGAATAATCTTGAGGAAATATTTCCCAACAAACATCTTCATGACCTTCTAAAGATAAATAAATTTCTAAACGAAACTTATACTTTTTATTAATCACTAAATCTTTGTTAATCCTAGCTTTCGTCGCTGCCATTTTCTTTCCTTTTTTCTTCTTCATAACCTTCCATTAATTCTTCATGTAAAGTTTTTTCTTTTTTTCCAAAAATTTCATCCCAACGTTGTCTATAAGTATCATTAGATACTCTAGACTTACCATCCCATTGTCTTCCGGAATCTTTCTTACTTTTCTTCTTCATATTATTTCTTTTTCATATCTTTTATCTTAAGCATTTCTAATTGGCAATAGTGAACAATTTTTTTTAAATCCTCTACACCACCTTTTCTCTGGTATCTGCAAACGTACTTAATAACGTTTCCCTGAAAGAATGATAAATCATTCTTTGAAATAAATTCATACGGTTGAATTGGAAACTTAGTGTAGTGATTCCCGCCTACCTGAGTGTATTGTGGAAATGCTTCGTCCAATATATTTTTATCTGTCATATTATTTCTTCTCCTATGTTATATTGATATTCATAACCTTGGTTCATTATGAATAAATTTTCTTTTGCACGTGTTACACCAACAAAAAATAACCTATGTTCTGTGTCCTTATTTACTTGTGCTGATTCGTAAATAATTCTTTCCAAGTCTGTAAACAAAACTACATTCTCTGATTCTTCACCCTTAACAGAATGTATTGTTGATAATTTTATTCTAGCAGGTTTACTTAGATCCTCGCCGCTAGTCATTAGCTCCTCGATATAATCTTTTTGATAATCTTTAAATCTTAATGAGTCCCAACCACCAGATGCTTTTAGTCCGTGATTTAATCTCAATTCATCCATTGTTATTGAGTCTACATTCTCTAAAGACTTACCTCCAGAAAACCCATATTGAACATCTCCTTTTTCATATTTTAAAAAATCATATATATTTTGAGCTTCTTCTCCCGATATGCTCGCACCATTGTTTAATCTATTCCAATCATTAATGGCTTTTATAACTTCGGTAGGAAGTAAATCATTAAACTTACAATCAAATCGGTATCCAGATTCTTGAAAGAAAGGTACTAATTTTTTTAATTGTTCATTAGTTCTAGTTAAAATCATCCATTGTCCTGAATCTAAATGCAAATCTTCTAGCTCTAAATTTTCAAACACAGCTCCTTCTGCTTCTCTAGGTTTCCATTCTTTGTCTCTTCTTTCATCTATGTTTTCTAAAATAGATAATGCAACTTTATGAATAGCTTTAGGAACTCTTCTGGATATTGTCTGATGATCATTCACACCAGATAGATCAATAAAGGTTTTAGGATCAGCTCCTTGAAAAGTGTATATAGCCTGATCGTCATCCCCTGCAACGTATGATCTTTTACACACTGATTCTATGTAATAAAACATTTCCCATTGCAAGGGATTTAGATCTTGAGCTTCATCAAGAAAAACTGCATCGAGGGAAGGACACTTGCTCTTCTTAACAAATTCTGAAATCATGTCTGAAAATTCATACATGCTGTAGTCTTTTTTATAGTTTATAATATCTTCATTAATTTGAATTAATAAAGGTTCACTAATATAATCTATTAAATCTAATTCTATGGCTGCGTCCTGTAGTTTTATCTTTCTACATCTAGAATATTCTATTATCTTCATATACTGATTTTTATACTCATGATAACCATTTTCTTTCTCTATAGTTTCAAAATGCATATCATTATGACCATATTTATTTTTAAATGCGTTCCAGTTTTTATCTTTCAGCAACTGAGTCGTAGTATCAATACCCAACATTTTAGTTCCCATAGAATGCATTGTAGATATCCACTCAATTTCTTTATTAGGATATTCTTTTTGAATTCTTTCTCTTGCTTCTTTTGATGCTGCATTACTAAAAGTAATGTAACAAATTTTTTTAGGATCAGTTCTGTGTAAAAACAATTCTTTTCTTAGATATGTATTTACTAAAGTATGTGTTTTACCTGTTCCTGGTGGTCCCGCTATTACTGTTCTCATTCAAATGGTGCCGGTTGTTTTTCTATTTTTTTAGGTGTAAATTTTTCAACATCTATTTTTTCAACTGTCCAAACTTTTACACTTTTATCATTTATTTTTACTACTTTTTCTTTTCCTGAAAATAACTCCTCTAATAATCTTATTGTTTTATTTTTAGTATAAGTTTTATCTGGCCATGTTTTGCTTCTGATTAAAAATCCCCAAAAATCTTTAAATTTAAAATGACTAATCCCACTTTCTGTAAACGGTTTTCTTTTTAATACATCCTCAATACTCTTACCATCACGGCTTATAAATTCTGTTAGTAAGTCTTTCATTTGTACATCTAGTCGTGTATCATCTGGAGCTTCAATTGGATCCATGTTCTTCATTAACTTAGCTAACATTTTTCTCCATATTAATTTTGCAACAGGAAGAAGAGGTGTTCCTAATTCTGTCATACACACAACGCTAAATTTTTCAGGGTCATGCAATGTTGGTGCATCAACTTCTATAGTTTGTTCATCTACAGTCACAAAAAATATAGGTGGTTCAGATGCATATTTTCTAATAGTTGTAATTGCTGGCATCCTAACTTCTTCACCTTTACCAAAAGGTTTTGAGTAACAAACTTTTTCATTACAAAAATTACAAATAGGTTTATCCTTACATCTAAAATCATAATCTTTCTTACCAACTTGTTCTTTAATTCTTATAACATCACTAGATTTTAATGGTGGTTTAATATATTTTTCTACGTTGTAGTCTTCTATTTTATCTTCCCAACCTGTTGGATTTGATTTTTTTAAATACACTCCGATATTAAATAATCCATTATCTCTACCTGATGCTGCAACATCACCATTACCTTCTATAATAGGACCGGTATTAATTATAGTATTTAAACATGGGGGACCATCAGGAAAATGTTCTTTTATTTTTTTATTATTAATTTTTTCAATTAAAAAATTTTTAAGTATCTCTTGTGTTTGAACATACTTATCATATTCTTTTACAAACTCTTCTATGGTAAGTGAATTACCGTCATCACCAATAGCGTATCTAACAGTTCTATCACCACCGTGATAAGGCATATTCAAAAAGTTTCCAATATCACCTCTTTCAGCTTTAATAGTAGATTGTTTTGGAAATATTTCTGCTTTTGCATATCCTAAATTAGAAGCCATTAGTATTAATTTCTGTCTCATTAGAGATGCAGGTATAAACTCTTCAGTAAATAAAAACACATGAGCACCACCAGACTTTGATCTGATTACTACTAAAGGATAATTATTTTTTCTAATTTTTTGAATTAATTTTTTATGGTCAAAAGGATATGTATCAATATCAATACAACCCCATTTACATTCATTGTTTTCATTTATTGGAACAATACCAAGAGCAGGTTCAACTCCTTTTAAATGGTTTTCCCATAACTCATCAGTAACAGGTCTTTTTACTGTAAAAGACCTAACCTCATTTTTACCATCGTGTCTTATTTCGTTGGTAATTTTAGTGGCACCATATGCGCTCTCTAAACCTGCAAATATACTTCTTAATCTTTCTATCATTTTCCCTCTGTATTATTTTTAATTGGGCGCTATATTACTAGCGCCCAAATGTGGTAACTATCTGTTCTGCTTAGATAAAGTGTCATGAAAATCAGCGGCTTTATCAAAGATTTCTTTATCAGAAACTTGATCTCCCATAACAACATTATAACCATACCATTGATTACCCTTACCAGAATTTAACACTGATGTTATTCTGTAAGAATAAGCAAATGATGCAGGTGTATATGAACCTTGTTCATCTTTCATAGTTTGTGACATTTGAAGAGATTGCCATTTTCTAGCAATCTTTCCTTGAGAACCACTCATTGAAATAAGAGCAGTTTCAGCTTTGCCATCATCACCTAAAATAATTACAAAGTTTTGATGAACAGTCAAAATGTAGTTACCATTTTGTAATCTGTCTTTACCACCATCTTTTGTAGTTTTAGATAGGATATCAGAATCACCAGGATATATTTGTTCTGGTCTACCTGAACCAGTACCAAATTCTGCCCATTCTTGATACTCCATTTTATAGTAACATGGAACCACAACAATTCCTTGTTCACCATTATACAATCTTTTAGTGACTGTATTTAAAAACATACCAGGTTCTGCACCTTCTACGAAATTTTGATTTCGTTTTTGTGCTTCTCCTGATCCGTTTTGTAAAAGTTTTAAGATAGGTAATGCAAGTGATTCTTGTCTTACGTTCTCAAAACCCTTGTTAGCAGACTCTCTATACAAAATTGTAGAGGGTGTGCCCGCTGTTTGTTTAACAGCTACGTCTTTATTTTCTTCCATAAGTTTAACTCCTTTTTATATTTGTACGGTTACCCACGTAAGTTTTGAAGCAGTCAGGAAGTTCGATTCCAGACTCGTCACATTCTCTAACTACTCCTTTTAAGGTCTGAGGATGTACTCCTACTTTCTGGACAGGTTCGTATCCTTGACCTTTAGCAAGAACAGCATATTCTGCTGCCTTGTTATCTTCGCCACGACCAAAGGTAACGGTAATATCATTTTTAATAATATCACCTCGACCGTTTTCACGAAGCCATTGAAAAGCTAATTCTTGATCTACAATTGATGCACTATAAAAATTAGATACTTCGACTGTTTCACCATCTGTTAACTTTAATTTTTTAATATTCATTTCCTCCATCATTTGAGGAATTTCAAACTGTGAAATTACACTTGCTTTTTCTTTTAACTTTTTTACAGAGTCCTCTGCATTTGCAATTTCATCTTCTAAGTTTTTTAATTGTTGAACTTTGTTTGCAAGTTCATTTGGATTAGCAACAGATTTAATCTGTTCCTGTTTATGTTTTCTGTGGTCTATACTCATAATTTCTCCTTTCTATATAATTATGTATTATGAATGTGTCAAGATGTTTCCTTTTGATATAAATCAATTTCTATTGGATAATATCTTTTTTCTTGTTTGTCCCATTTTAACAAATTGTATTTTCCATTTGCAACGTCAGAAACTACTGAACATGCTACTCCAATAATTGCAGGATCACCTGTTAATAATAAATAATCATCCGAAGTAAAATCAGATAACATTTTTTTTAATTTAAATACTAAAGGACCCGCACTTAAAATTATTTGTGCATTTTCTGGAAGTAAAACTTTTAATTCACCGTATTCAGAAGCACCTATAATATTAATTTTAGGACGACCTTCTTTAGTTCCAGGTATATCTTGTATTACGTAAACTTTATTTTTCATAATTTCTTGACAAAGGTATACATTATTTGATATCGATTGCAATAGAAAGAAGAAAATAAAATGAACTATAAATTTAAAACTAAACCTTTTGCTCATCAACTTAAAGCATTAGAAATGTCTTGGGATAAAGAAGTGTTTGCTTACTTTATGGAAATGGGTACAGGTAAAACAAAAGTACTAATAGACAACATGGCTATGTTGTATGATAAAGGTAAAATAAATGGTGCTTTAATTATTGCTCCAAAAGGAGTTTACAAAAATTGGTTTACATCTGAAATACCAAATCACCTACCCGATCATGTTGAAAAGAAAATAGGTTTTTGGCAAACAAAACCTGATGCTCCTGACATGGTTAATTTATTAAAACCAGATGAAGACTTACATATATGCATTATGAATGTTGAAGCTTTTTCAACTAAAAAAGGTTTGATGTATGCCTATAAATTTTTAAGTTCTCATAGAACTTTGATAGCAATTGATGAGTCGACAACTATAAAAAACCCTTCAGCTAAAAGAACTAAGGCGATTCTTGAATTAGCTAAACATTCTAAATACAGAAGAATACTCACAGGTTCTCCTGTAACTAAATCTCCTCTAGATTTATTTACACAATGTTATTTTTTAGATCCTTATTTATTAGATCAATCTTCTTATTATGCTTTTAGAGTCAGGTATGCAAAAATGAGATCGATAAATGTTTCAGGTAGACAAATTCAAATCGTTGTGGGTTATAGAAATTTAGGTGAGCTATCAGAAAAACTAAAACCTTTTTCATACAGATGTTTAAAAGACGATTGTTTTGATCTCCCTAAAAAAACATATATGAAAAGAATTATAGAACTCACTGATGAACAAAGAAAATTATATAAACAAATGAAAACACAGGCACTTGCTCTTTTAAATGGTAAGATGACTACAACTGCAACTGTTATTACTCAAATGATGCGATTGCATCAAATAACTTGTGGTCATTTTAAAGCTGATGATGGTTCTGTTCAAGAAATAAAAAGTAATAGATTAAATGAATTTATGGATATTATGGAAGAAGTAGAAGGTAAAGCAGTTATATGGGCTCATTATAGAAACGATATTGAAAGTATATATAACGCATTGGAGAAAAAATTTCCTGGTCAAACTGTTACATATTATGGTGATACATCTACTGATGATAGACAAAAAGCAATTGAAGAAATACAAAATCCAGATAGTGAAGTAAGATTTCTTTTAGGAACTCCTCAAACCGGTGGTTATGGTATTACACTTACAGGTGCAAGTACAATGATATATTATTCTAATGGTTATGATTTAGAAAAACGACAGCAATCAGAAGCTAGAATAGATCGTTATGGTCAAGAAAGACCTATGACTTATATCGACATAATGGCAGAAGATACTATAGATGAAAAAATTGTTGACGCTTTAAAACGTAAAGTTAATATAGCTACAGAAATTATGGGAGAGGAATTAAAAGAATGGATATAAATAAAATATTAATATTTGGTTTACCTGGTTCTGGTAAAACAACTTTTGCTAAACGGTTAGTAGATAATATGGATGTTGCATATTTTAACGCAGACGAAATAAGACGTATATTTCACGACTGGGATTTTTCAGAAGAAGGAAGAATTAGACAAGTAAATAGAATGGAAAAGCTGTGTAAGATAGCAGATAAAACTTCTGTTATAGAATTTGTATGTCCTTTTGATAAATATAGAAAAGGATATGATGTTGTTATTTGGATGGATACAATAGACGCTGGAAGGTATGAAGATACAAATCAAATGTTTGAAAAACCAAAGTCTACCGATTCTTTGATTCATATAAAAAATTACGATTATGAAGATGTTATACAAAGGTTACAAAAATCATTAGTAAAAATTCCTCCCATATGGAAATAATTGTATTTCAAAACGAATTATACACACTATACCCTGTCAACTACAATTTTGATTTTTCAAAATGGAACTTTTATCATTACTGTGACATGATTAGAGAAGCTTTGTCTACTCTTGATATTAAAAAGAATAAGTGGGTTATGGATAATGGTTCAGGTATTTGGTTTGGTTGTATTGGACGTTAGAGTTTTTCGAATAGAATAATTATAATGGAAAACATACCACCAACTAAAGCAGTCATTGCATAGCGCATATGATTTTTTAATTCTTTAATATCTGTTTCTATACTAGTAATTTTTTGATGAGTTTGTTTTTGCATGATTCGACATAACTTTTCGTGTGATTCTATTTTTGATAAAGCTAAATCTTTTTTTGTCATCTTAATACGTTATGTTTAATTGTTTTAAATACTGATTAACCAAACCACCTTGCGGGTTTTCTGTTTGTTGAGAAAGTAAAAGTTTTTTTAAGGGATTATCATCTTGTCCTTGAGACAAAGGATTACCATAAGCGTCTGTCTCACCAGATAATCTATCTGACATGTAATTTTGATAAGCATCTTCCAATTCTTGATCCGACATATCAGAAACGGTTCCATAGTTTAAACCGGGAATATTACCCGAACCTATCACATCTTGAAAAAAATCTCTATTTTTAGCAGCTGAAAAATCAGAAACTTTTTGCGCAGTGCCTTGTAACATATCATTACCCTTAAACATATTAGCAGCTCCAAATAAATTTCCAAAACCAAGCATACTTGCAAACATGCCTCCTACACCCGATTGTGGAATATTAACTTCAGGTCTATATTTTGTAAACCTGTCCATAGTTTGAATATTTTTTAGTCTATTGTTTTCAACGTTGTTACTTGGTGTAGTAGTAGTATTGTTATTATCATTTCCACCGTCAGGTCCTCCGGTGTTTCCCGAATACCCTATTGAATTATTTCCCATAGACGCACTTTGGGCTCGGTTTTCTCTATTACCCGCATCCATTCCGCCGCCTCTAAAGGAACTTCTAATTGATGTTATACCTGGCATTACGCTAATCCTCTTTGTCTTAATCTAATTTGTTTTTCCGCATCAGATAGTAAGGCATTTTCAGTAGGTGTCAATCCGCCTTGTGGTATCTGTGCTAAACCCGGATTAACATTTGGCATTGGTTGTTGTGGCAAAGGTGCTACATTAGTTTGTTGTCCTGGTTTTTTAGGTAAAAAATCTTCTAATTTAATTTGTTGATCAAAGTCTTTATTTAATTTTAATTTATACATTTCTCTTTGCATCTTAAATAAAATGTTAAGTGTACTTCTATCTATTCCAGTAGGTATTTGAAGATCATCAAAATTTTCATTTATTAAATCTGCCTGTCTTTTTGATTCTCGAATTGTGTCTTTAGTTAATTTAAAAGGAGAAAATCTATCTCTTTGTATTAAAGCAAAGTTTTTGCTTTCTTGTCTTTTTCCAAATAACTTAATTAAATCTACATTTTTAGCTTTTAAAATTTCAGCTGCTTCTATTTTTCTTTGCATTTCTAAAAATGTTTTAAACCTTTGTTGATTAGCTACATAATATCTTTCAATAATATCTTCTTGTTTCATAACACCACCTTTTAAAACAGGCGATGTAAATAAGGCTCTTGTGTTTCTTACTCCTGATTTAAAGTCGTTAATTTTGTAGTTTAAAGATTTTATTGGATCTATTTTAATTGGTCTCATTCCATAAAGACCAGCTAACTCATCCTTTACTTCATATTTTTCCCCTCTTGGTCCAGGTAAATCAAATCCAGCTAATCTCAGTCTTTCCATTTGTTTATATGATAAAGGAGCAACTTCAGTTAAAGCATATTTAACCGCTTCCTTAATCTTTTCACCCCACGGAGCTTCTGGATTCCAAAGTCTTCTACCTTGTGCAGTTCTGCCATTTCTGACAAATAAATTATTTATTGTATTCAAGTAAATAGATTCATTTACATAAGGACTTACAAATCTTCCAATACCACCAGCTAATCCTTTTAAAACACCTTTGATTAATGGATCATCCTCATCAAAAACTCTTTCTCTTTCAACACCTGCTACTACAGATTGAATAGGGTTAACAACTGTGTCATATACCATAGCACCTGAAGTATCTATGTATTTAATATCTCCGTTATCATCCTTGTATACAAAAAGTGTCGAGTCTTCTGAAAAACTTGGTAAAAATTCTCTGACAGCGGCAGCGGTAGCTTTAGTTACACCATAAGCTCCTGCTAACATAGCACTTGCCATCTTGGGTGCAGTTCCAATAGCGGTTGCAAAACCTAATAATCTTTTAGCTCCTACAGCCTTAAATATTGGATTACGATATTCTTTTAAACCAAGTTCAGCAATGTTCGCTGCAGTTCTTGTTACTTCAATAGGAAAAGATACAAAGTTACCTAAAGGTAAACGTCTAGACCCTTGTCCAAAAGGTCCGATGTATCCATAATTTGGAACAGTGTTTCTAACAATGTTTGCTGCTTCTTTAGCAATTGTTAAATCTGCAGGCATTCTATTAATTTTTCCTGTCTTTAAAGCATTCGCATATGCATTTTTATATGTATCAAATTCAGATAAGAAATTATAAATTTTCCAATTATCATCTTCTGCTACATATACATCTGCTGCTTTTTCATATAATTTTTTTAAACCTTTACCAAATTTTCCAAATAGTCTCATATATACATCACCACCTTTTCCAATATCATCAAGAAGCCCTGAAATATCTCTAGCAGTTGCAGAAGAACTTACAACTTGTTCTTCTAATAAAAATTTATACAAAGCCTGATCTTTTGGTGTGTTACGATAAAGTAATTGAGGTTGAATAGTATTAAAAGCTCGTCTAAAATTACTAACTATTTTTCTAGGATCTTTAAATAAATTACCAGTTCCTAAAGCAAATTGAGAAGATGTAAAAAAGTTTCTAGCATGAGTAAAAGGTCCTAAAATTGTTTTAGATATTTGAGTTAGACCTTTAGGGATTAAAACTAAATTTTTATAAACTGTAGATTTTGCTAAATCATCAAACATTATTTTTTCACTAAACTGTAAAGCATCTTTCCATTCTTGTGATGTAAACTGTCCATTTAAAGGATTAGTATATGTGGATTCCCCTAAAGGAGATTTTAACTGTAAACCTTGTTTATCTGCAATAATATTTTGATTTCTTAAATTTCTAATTGCTTCACCACGTGTAGGATAAACAATTGCTCTTTCACCCGCTTTAATTAAATCTTCTGATTGTTTATATATATTATTGTAAAACTTATCTTTCGCTGTTAATGCAGCTAAGTCAGACATTGTATTTATAATAGTATTTCTTAAATCTCTTTTTTGTCCAAAAAATTTATTAAACGCTCTTAAATCATCTTGGGCTTGTATTAATGTAGTTGGTTTAAATTGACCACCTTTAACATTGTCTGCAATATTTATAATTTGAGTTGCATTATCATCTAAGACACTTAATACGGTCATAGGAAACTCAGGAGTTTTTGTAAGAGGATTCATTTTTACATTACTTGTTACGTCTGTAATAATATCATCCAAATCTTGAGGAGATAGTTTTATGTTATTTTGTTTTGCATATTTATCAAAAACAGCTTTTACTCCATTAATAGCTGATTCCGTAGGTTTGTAATTTAAAAAAGGTAAAATACTTTTATCCTCAAAAATTTTATATTCTGAAGTAAATATGTTTCTCATTCTTTCCGACATAATGTCCATAAATTCTTTGTTGGCAGCATTTATGTTTCCACCTTGAAGTAAAGAATTTTTAAAAGTGTTAAATTTGTTTCTAACTTTAAACATTTCTTTTACAAGTTCGTCACCTTGTTTTTTAGAAACACCTATTTCATCTAAAAATTTATTAAACTCTGTTATTTTTTCTGGTTTAAAACCTTGAAAAGTTATTTTACCTCCAGATACAATATCATCTGTTGAAGTTAATAATTCATCCAATCTTCCAACTAATCTTTTAACAGCAGGGTTATTATTTGAAATCCCTGATTCTTTAGCTATCTTGTAAAGAGTTTGATCAATATCCATAATTAAATCTTTAGCTGTTACTTGACCCGCAGACATCTCGCCCTCTACTCTTTTTATACCTTCAAATAGTGGTTGAGATTTTTTTCCACTAGGAGCAAACGGTTCTACAATATATTTATTGATCCATTGATCTAATTGATCATCACTATATTTTAAATTTTTACCCGCACTAGCAATTTTTTTAGCAACTGTATTTATTCCATAAGCTATAGGAACAGAAATAGCTGCACCTTCAACACCAAATTTTAATCTATTCCAAAGTCTTCTCGCTGACTCGTCTTCTGTAGTTTTTCTTTCTTCTCTATCTAAGGCAGAAGGGCCACCAAATACATCACCAAAAGTACCCACACCTTCTATATCAGCAATCATTGCTGTACCACTTGCACCACCAATAGTTATAGCTGCAAAATTTTGCAACCCTGTTAGTTTGTTTAAATCTTTTGCTCTAATTCCAGCCTTAGTTACATTACCACCTGCTCTAGCTATTTTATTAGCTTTAGCTGCCGTAGCATATTTATTATAAATTTTTTTTGCTTTTGTAGCAGCTTTTACAGTTGCGCTAGCACCTACTCTACCTAATGCATACAATTGTGTGAAAGCCGAAGTTAATTTTCCAATAGCGCTTTCCTTTACTATATCTTCATTACCTTGTTGTATTTTGCCTAATACAGAATTATCAAAATATTTTTCTAGTTGACCAACATAACTTTTATCTATTGGAACATTTTCTTCTCTTAAGGCATCTGCTATTTCAGCTGTTAAACTTACCACTCCGTAAGGTATTTTAATAAACCCATCTATAACACCTGATGCAATGGTTGTATAAGGATCCACATATCCTATTTCAGTAAGGTCTTTTTCAGGTACACCTTCTAATCTTTCTTTTATTCTTCTAGCTACTTTTTCTTGAGATCCTAAAAAAGGAACAAAAGCATCTACTGTTTCACTTCCGAATAGGGTATCAAATTTATCGTCTTTATCAGCCACGTGCCCTCCTATGCGTCAGGCCATACCTGCGTTTTTGTTGTTCCGTCCCAAGTGTATATAGCTCCATCTCTATAGTCAATGTATCTTCCTGCAGGTAACTCTTCATCAAAATCATCACCGGCAGGTAATCTATCTGCTCCTATTGATATTTCACCTGTTCTTATTTTAACTAAAGTATTAGCTATGTTCATAGCTTGACTATCTGTATAGCCTCCAGTTGGACTTGTTGGATCAGTTAAGTCTTTTATATAATCATCTACAAGAGATCTTTTATATGTTCCCTCTTTTAAAGGACCTTTTAAATAACGAGTTAAAAATAATTGAATAGCTTCTCCTTCAGGCATTCCAGTTTGAGCTGCATATTGTTTTGCGTATCTTATTAATTGATCGGATTCTTTTTTATCAAGATTTTTTAATTGAGCTAGTAATACTTCTTGTTGGAAAGCTTTATCTTTAGCAGCTTTTTCTCTTCTTAAACCACCGGCAACAGTACCTGCTTTACCTAAAACTTGTGCATAGCTTTGTAATTGCCGTGGATCGTCAGGTGTTGTTGCTGCTAGCCCCGCGAAAATATCTTCTAATTCTGATTTTATAGATTCATCATTAGGTGTAAAATAGCCAGCCTCAGTTGCAGTTTTATCTTCTGATAAAACTTCTTCTAAATTATTTTGTCCTAAATCTTCTGATATTCTGTTATCCATAGAACTTTGATCTCTTCTAATTCTCATTAAGTCAGGATCCATAATAGGATCTTTTGTAATTTCAGTAAGCTTTGATATGTCTGTTAATTCTTCTGTTTCTGTTTTTGGCTCTTGAGTAATTGATTCTTCAATAACAGGTTCTTTTTGTATAGTTATCTCTGGTTCTGTTTTTGGAGACGATGGCATGCTTTTAAAAAGTTCTTCTAAATCAGGTCCAAAAATATAATCAGTCGCACTACCTCTAGCACCCTCAGGTCTTATAGGCATTATATCTTCAATTGTTGTACCTGTAGAAAAATTGCTTCTTTCCTCTAAACCAGAAGTAATTCCAACATTTTCTGATGCTGTACCACCTCTTCTAAACATTGGTCTTTTTAATATTTTTGACATTTAATTCCTATCTAAAAAATTGAGCCATAGAATTAATACCTTGTCCAGGAGCGTTACCTAATAAATTAAACGTTCCAGCTGCACCTTGAATACCAGCAATACCTGGAGATGACATTATAGGAGCTGGAGGAGCACCTGACCTGTTCGAGCAAGTCCTAGTTGATTTCGTAAATCTTGTTGAGCTAAATTTTGAGCTTGTTGTAATCCTTGTGTTCTCAAGTTTGCCATAATGCCAGCGTCAGAAATATCTCTACCTCTTTCATACTCTGCTCTTTGAACACCTTCTCTACCACCACCAAATGCTCCTGCTTCAATAGCTTGAGATGCTAGCTGCGGTCTTCCAGCTGCTCGTTGTTCGTTTAATAATGTTTGAGTAGCATCTAAAACTTCTGTTTGGTAAGGAGACATGTATTGTTTGTAAGCGTCTGGACCTGCAGCTGATTCTGCTTTATCTAAAAAACGTTCGTATGATGCAACTCCTGTGCCAGGGCCAACTCCTGTAATAGCTCCTGTTTTTGGATCAAATTCTAAAGATCCAAGACCTGCTTCACTTGCTGCTCTTTTTTGAGCTTCTTGAATTAATGGATTAACTCCCGTAACCTTTGGAGAAATAGCCCCAATGTCCATTGGTTTACCTAATTCTTTCATCAACAGGTCAAATAATTTTTGTCCTCCTGGTTCTACAAATGCTGCTGGATTTTGTGCCATTATGCTCTACCTCTTCCTTCTGCTTCCTTCATTATTGAATACAATTTTTTAGCACCGTTTTTCACACTGCCATTACCAATTCCTCTTACAGAATCTGCTGTCATTACAAATTCATTGTTTGATAACATTGCAGGAATGTCGTCAGCTTTTTCTTTAATTCCTATTGGTGGAACAAACCCACCATTTTCTCTATAATCTATTTCTTGAGTACCTTGAGGGTTAGTTCTTATATCTAAATCCATAATACCACCTACAGCCATAGTTTTTCTTGCAAGCTCGTCTCTCGCTGCTTCAATCGCTTCTTCTTGAGTAAACCCTTGTTCCATAAACTCTCCAACAAGTCTCATAAATTTCATTTCGTCTTCACTCATAGAAGCCATACTCATACCACCTTCGTAATAATTAACTCTACCACCATTAGCCATTTTAATATCTAGCTCAGGCACTACATCTTCTAATTGAGAAGAAACAGCAGCTCTTCTTGAAACATAGTCATCATAATCTCTTTGTCTTGCTTCGTTAATTCTTTTCTGATCATCATATGCTAGTTTTCCACCATATGCAGAAGTAGCTCCTTTTAATACGTCTGAAAGTATATTTCTTTTCTTTTCATCTTGAAAAAAATCCGCTAACACAGTTTTAATACCACCATCATTTCTTTTTCTGTCTTCTCCAAAATATCCACTACCTACTTCAAATCTAGATAGGCCAGAATCAAACGCTTTGTTTGCAAGTCTTTTAGGAATATAATTTTCACCTGAAGAATCTAGTACCATATCTAATCTAGGTTTATTTAAAAAACTACTACCTTTACTTTTTAAAAAATTACCAGCTGTTGAAGCTTTAGATCCTAATTTTCCTAAAAAACTACCTAGACCACCTTGAGCTTTAATACCAATTCCAGGCATAAAATATGCACCAGCAGCTAACATAGCCGCTTTACCTAAATCAGATTTAGCAAATTTTTTAACACCTTTACCTATTTTTTTAACGCCTTTTTTAACACTCTTTGCAAGTTTACCTAAGAAATAACCTTCTCTAGGTACGGCGTTAATAATTCCACCTTGATTATATAAATTTCTCTGCATTTTTCCTCTTGTAATAGTCATAGTTTTTAAATGAAAAGCAGGCGTAATTCCTGAAAGTAAGTTAATTTACTAGTTTTTTAAAGACTAGTCAACTTTTTTAAGAGCATGTATTGGAGTACCTTCATATCTATACTCTCCTACATGGACAACATTTTCTGTCATAATAGCGTGTACTTTACCCCCAATATCTTTCCATAGTCTACAAAAATTAAAATCTTCCCCATAATACTTACCTGTTTTTTCATCAAAATAAGTATCAAAAAAGTTATATAACCATTCATGTGTAGTATTATTTCCATTGACATTTGTCTCTTGATTGATCTTCAAATGCGAGTACTCTTTCATCATTTTTTCAAAAACATGTCTTTTGATTAAAAGACATCCAGCAGGCACACTTTCTACTTCTGCAATTCCGTTTTCAAATAATTTTATATGATTGCTTTCATCTGCTTTAATTGGCCATTCACAGCCTATCGTTTTTAAATTATCTTTATCAGTTATCCCTTGATCTTTTACTGCGCTTATTATTTTATCCCAAGTAATACATTTCATTGGATAAGGAGCAGCAATCACGTCTTTGTCTGCATCAATCATTTTCATAATTGTTTCATATTTAAATTCAATATCAGAATCAATAAACAATAAATAATCAGTTTTTGGATTATTTTCGGGTTTAAAAAAATCATTTACACATAAATTTCTTCCTTGAGTAACTAAAGAAGACTTATTAATTCCTACATTTAAAAGAGTTTTGTTAATAAAACATCTGTTTTGAAAGGAAAGAACAGATAAAAAATAATGTATTGATAAATTACTATGAACTGGAGTTGCTAAAAATATACCTGGTTTTTTATTATTTTCTTTTTTAGCTATATCGTCGTTATTTATCCATATAGGTTCATTATTTTTAAAATTACTCATTTATTATTCCCTGTATAAATCCACTCCATTGATTACCTATTTTACCCCAATTATAATTTAAGTGAGTATAGTTAACCTGTTGTTTAAGATGTTGAATACTTTGTTCGGTGTAAAGGTAATCAGCACAAGCTTCTATTGATCTAGCAAATGTTTTAGCTAAATTTAGATGATTTTTTTGATATGGAATATATGAACAGTATTCAGCACCTGTTTCAAATAAAGCCCCATAATTTGTTGTAATACAATGTAAACCTGCTCTCATACATTCTAATAAAGAAATACAAAAAGTTTCTTCCCAAATACTAGGATAAGCAAATATATCATATTTGTGTAAATTTTCTTTTATGTATTCATTTGGTTTATAACCAATGTAATTTACATTTGATAATTGTTCTGCCTGATCATACAAAGCTTTGAATTCACTATCGTGACTTTTTTTAAAGTTTTCTCCATATACGCCAGTTGAAGAATACACATCTAAAATAATATTTTTGTTATTTATCATCTGCATTGCAGCCAGTAAAACACTTAAACCTCTCCAAGGTGTAGGTTGAAACATAAGTCTAATTTTATCTTTCTTATTTTCTAAATCTCTTACCTTTATATTGTCTAAACCATTTTTAATAACAAGACATTTTTCTCCAGGTAAATCAAACATCATTCTAAATTTTTCAAAGTTCCAATGTGAATTAAATACATACCAGTCATATTTATTATGATTAGATTTATCCTTAAACCATGGATGTAAATTAGGTTGATCATAAGAATTTTTTTGCCATAAAATATTTTTCTTTTCTGGATGCAATGATATTTTTTCTGGCACAGAAGTACATATTTGTACTTTATCTAATAGTTTTGGATCTACGTGTTTTTTTAAATATTCGAACTGAAGTTCAGTTCCTCCTCTAGGTTCTTTCATATATCCTCTTATTTCATTAATTTATGTAAAACTTCTAAACCTTTAGGACTTACTTGAACAGTAACATCTTTTATAATATCATCTGGTCCAGCTTCTATATCCATCTTAGCAGCTTTCTCAGTTTTAAAAGTCTGTCCTGTTTTTTTGTTTCTCCAGGTTTCGACTGTCTTACATTCTATTTTTTCTAATTTATCCATTCTCTTGTGATCTATCTATCAGAAGATAACTCACTTGTCCAGTGATCTCATTAGCAGAACCAGCTTGCATTTTTAAAACATCACCTGCTTCCATATTAACAACATTAGTAATCATGTCCGCAGTTCCTTTATTAATTTCTTCATAACCAATTTTAACATCTGAACCACCTGCTTTTTTTAAACTTAAATGTGTATCTACATTACTAGCTGTATCATGAACAGCTGTTACAGACTTAACAATTGCTATGGAAGAAACATTAACACTTAATACAGTTGTTAAATCTGTAGTGGTTAAATCAAATGTTTCACTTTTATAAAAATTTGCCATTAGCTAAGAAACCATTCAAATTGTTTTTGTTCGTTTTTAAGATCTTCTTGATAACCAAAGTTAAGTTGGTTCTTCATTGTATCTAATGCTTCTAATTGTTGACGCTGATTAGATACGTCATATTCTTGAGAAGGCTCAGGTATGTAAGTTGTAACTTTTGCCATTATTTTCTACCGTCTGGTTGTATATCAACACGGAATGTACCATATCTCCAGTTATCATCCAATGAAGTGTTTTCTACTTTTATACTTGCAAATCTTCCTCTAACTCTTGTATCTACTTTATTTGTAGTAGGTTGAACTGTAAAAGAAGACGTAGTGGTATTTCCTCCTTTTGAATAATCTTTGGTATTTAAAATTACATCTGCGCTTCCTATAAGGTTTTTAAAATCTGGTAAAAATCTTCTAATATGTAACATAAATTCTCCATCTCCACCTTGAGTTAAATCAAAATCTCCTGACTGAATATAAGCTTGAATTGGAACTGGGTTCGCATCTAATAAAACTTCATTGACTCCAGTTTCGTGTGCGAAATAAGTAGAAGCACCAAACCTATCTGTAGCTCCTTTTATAACTGGAAACTGTGGAATAGCCGAAGCATTATAAAAAGTTGCATAAGGTAAACCATATGTTCCTGAATCAGCATAAGTTGTTCTTGATAAAGTATTTATAGACCAAACGTTTTCTACATAATTATAAATTAAACCTCTATTATTTTGAACAGCGGGATCACCTAAAGGCGTCGCTGTTGGATAAAACCATACAATTTCGTTATACAAAGAATTATGTTCTGCATAAATTGTTTCAGCAGAATTAAAGTTTACACCTGGATTAGAACCTCGTGTTGTAAACACAAAATCTTCTACAAGTGACGGCAATATTTTTACAGTACCATCATAGACAAAAAATCCTCCGGATAAACCCATCCAATATACATTACCATTAGCAAACGCTACAGCATGCTGACCAATACATCCACAGTTTGTACCGACTTGTCTAATAGAAAAAGTAAATGGTGGACCTACAAACTGCATTACATATGCTGCGGTGTCTGTTAAAACTAAAACATAGTCTTTACCAGAAACAGCCGCTACGATTTTGTTTCCTGCATCTAGTCTAAATGTTCCTGCAGTGTTTGTTGCAGTAGGTAAATAATCACTTAAAGATTCTTGATCAGAAAATCTTATAAACATTGGGTCTTGTGTTGTATTATCTCCAACTTCTTGTTCGGTTCCAAAATGAAATAAATGTCTATCTCTATCAGAAACAACTGTTAAACGAGAAGATGTGGGAGCTCCTGGTATAACAACAGCTCTTGTTTCTAAAGGATTTGAAACACCTGGATTCCATGAAAAAGTTCTACCATCTTTTATTGTTGCAATTAATATTTGTCCAAAATTATCTAAAGACCAACTTCCTGGTTCTAGAATAACGTTTGTCTCATCCGTTTCTTCTCCCCATGCGTTATATTCATCGTCATTTACAACTGTGCTTCCAGTTGCGTGATAAACAGCTTCAGTACTTTCTTGACCACGAACACAACCTGTTAAATCATTTGACGATTTACCGCTATATGTAATTATTTCTCCTCTAGTTGTAACAGTCGCTGTATTATCATGAGCAGTTGCAGGTGTATTATCTACACCTCTTGTTAAACCTGTTAAATCATTTAAGGATTTACCGCTGTAGGTAATTTTTTCATCACCGATAAATATAATTCCTTGAGATGGAAATGTACTTGCATCTATTAAAGTTAATGAAGTTGCAGAATCTGTGATTCCTCCATTTAAACTACTAGAAGTGCCTCTTATTAAAATTGATCCAGAAGTTGGAAAAGCACTTGCATCTGTTAAAGTAATCGTAGTTGCTATGTCAGTTATCTCACCATTCAAAATTGTAGAAGTTGCAGCATCGTCTTCTCCTCCCCATGTTTCTGTTCCCCAACCATAACCATAAGTTTGAAAGGTAGGACCAATACTTACATAAGGTGTAATTGTTGCTGTTCCACCCGTAGCGGAAGCAGTTGCATTTTTTTCTAAATCAATTGTAAAAGTTGTAGCTGTTGGTACAGTTAAAACTTCAAAAACGTCTGTTGTAAAATCTGTATCTATATAACCACCAGGTAAACTACCTACTGCACTAAATCTTATGTAACGACCAACTGCTAAATTGTGAGAAGAGGATGTTATTACAGTTACAAGAGATGATCCACTAACTGTAACAAAAGCATTACTCGCAATAGTAATTGCAGTATCTAAAGGTGTTATATCATAAAATTTATCTTCATAATAAACTGCTAAAATCTGTGATGTCCCTAATGCTGCATATTTTTTTCCATCTAATGCAGACCATGTGTGCTGATCTCTTGCAGGTCCTGCAAAAGTTTCTTGACCTATTGCTTGCCAACCACCTATTTTTTCAGGTTGACTATATCTAAATCTAATATTATCAGCGTCAATCCACTGCCCTTCTGCTCCAGAAGGTGTGTCAGTCTTATTAATACCGGGACGAATAATTGTATTTTTTAAAGCCATAACTT